CTTCCAAAAGTTCTTTTTTGAAAGAAGTGCACATTGCTTGTGATATTGCCATTACAGCCTCCTTATAATATTTGCCATCTCTTTATGACCTTGTTTCTCTAGCATACCTGCTACTGTAGACCTGTCACTCAAAATGGCTTGTTTTATATAAATTAAAATAACCTTTTCTATTTGCTCTTTAAAAGCTTCTGCCTGTGCTTTAACCATAGGGTCAGCATTGTCACTAACTGAAACTAATCTTTCTAGTATTCTCTCAGTCCAGTATTCAGGACTTAAACCTTTATTTTGGGTAGTTTGAACTGCTACCTGTCCTATAGTTGTTTCTACATCTACGCTAAACATTATGTTCTTTGAATCCTATACATATCATCTCTATAAGTATCTACAGTATTTTCTGCTTCACCTAAATCTTTTAATCTAGCAAGTGCCTGTATGAATCTTTCTTCATACTTAATCATTAAGTCAGGTTCGCCTTTCATGTAAAGGTAACCCTCCATTAGCGAACCATATAGCAAAGCATTTTTTGCATTAGTAGATAACCATGTATCACCGCTATCACCTCCAGCAGTTATTGATGCAGGTCTATAAAAGTAATGTAATTCAACTGTATAACTACTGTCAGGAGTTGGTCCAACTATAAAAGAAGTATTATCAAACAAAGCATAGTGTTTAGGCGTTCCTGATGTAGAAGCATTAGGATATGCCTCTCTTATAAAGTTTACATCTTTATATAACAAAAAGTTTTGTGAACTAGAACTTGTAAAAGATAAACTGTAGTTATCTAAAAAATCTGAAGGTGTTGCTAAATACTGATTACCTGAAGTTAGCGTACCTGCAACATTCTTTCTAAATACAGGTAGATTGATAGACTTTAATATTCTTTCTTCTGCTTGTTCTATTATATTAGGCAAATCAGAAACAAACGTAGTTTCTGTATTTTGTAAATAATTCTGTATAAGACCTTTTAATTCTGAATATGTCATATCAACTTATGCTTATAGTTACTTTACCTACACCACCACGCATTATCATACCTGTACTATTAACTGGTTTAAAACCAAAGTAAAGAGTAGAAGACTCTTCTCCACTATCTGTTCTTGGTTCGAATAAAGCCTGTGGGTCAGCCGTATTTAATTTACCAACTTGTAATTGCGGATGGTCAGGGTCTAAACAAGAATCACATACCTTTAAACCATTTCTAGTTTGGTCTTCTATTTCATACTGCAAGTCTTGTAACTTATATGTAAAACCACATCTGTCACAAATACCTAAAGCTTTTTTTGCTATTGCGTATGCCATATTAATAAACGCCTGCGTTAGGAACAAATTTTACAGATGCTCTTTCTCTATCAGCATCTGATACTTCATTCCATAATTCGTCATAACGAGCCTTAATCATAGGTATTCTCAACTGTGCTTCAGGTGATTTGCACGCTATGTTAAAAGCTAAAGCATAAGTCAAACATGGCAAGTATCTTGCTGGAACATCTGCATTATTAGATGCTGGTGCTCCTGTATCTTCTATACGCTTTATGTAGTCATAAACCAATGTATAAGTTTGAGCATCATCAGGCGTAGACCATAAAACTATATTTATACCGCCTGTTCCTTTATCTGCAAAAAACTGTGTAGGTTTAGATTTATTAAGTTTTTTAGCTTGATGATTGTATTCTGTTCTAGATATTCTAGTAAGTTGCTGGTCAAATTGTTTTGATGTATCACCAGAATCAGTTCTTATAAAAGCATCCACTACTTCTAATGCTGCCGTATTAGCAGCATACGTGCTAGTACCTGCTGTTAAAGTTTGTGTATCTTGTGTTATTGTCCAAAGGTTAAGACCTTTGTTTTGCCATTCTAAAAAGATTAAATCTAAAGCACGCCTTGCATTTCTATAATCGTAACCAGAACGCATAGCCAAACCACATAAGTCGTATGCCTCTTCCATTATATCGGAGAGGTCTAAGTTAAATGCTGTAGTTCCACTTGTTGCCATCTATTTACCTTCCTTTCTTCTAATAGCTTCTTTACCTTGTTTAGCTATTTTTGCTTGTTCGTTTTTACCTGACACTTTAGCTCTTTGTTCTAATACTGTTAGTATTTGTATTTTACGAGCAAAAGGTTTTTTAATCTTTTTAACTTTAGCTACTGTTGCTCTAGCATCAGCAGGTGTCGCAAACTTAATTGAAACTGTATCTTTAGGATTTTCGTCTGTATACAAACGTCTATCACTACCTTTAGGTTTTTTACCTGTTCCCTTTTTTGGGTCTCTTTTTCTTTTCATTATGCTTCTTCTTACTAGCAGGAGCACTGCGAGTCATAACTTTAAAGTTTGCTCTTGTCATTACCATTTGACTCTATTCGCCCAATACGCTGCTGACATTTTACCTTTAGCTATATTCTTTCTATGTCTAGCCTTAAAAGATTTACGTTTCATGGTTGTTTTTCTAGACTCACCTTTCTTAGGTTTACCTGCTGTCTTAGCACCTTGCTGTCCAAACCTAATAGTCTTAACTTTGTCGCCTTCTTTTGCGACAACTATATGAGACTTCTTAGGATGGTTAGGTGTTCTCTTAGGTTTGTTATAACCAGAAACTCCCGCCCTACTGAGGCGGGAATCCTTTTTAGCTCTGGACATTTAAAAATATTTACTAGTTTATGTTTTACCACCAAACTTTTTAAACATCATGTCTTTGAAGTTTTCTACTTTCATGCCACCTTTCTTTTGCATAGAAAGTTTTTTGCCCATGCCTTTCTTTTGCATTTTGGTTTTCATTCCACCAGATTTCTTCTGCATTTTGGTTTTCATACCGCCACGCATAGTTTTAGCTTTCTTTACTTTTGCTTTATCCATTTTTGCCATTTGTTTTTCCTCGATTTCACAAGACTCTTAAAGTCTTCATTTATATAATTCTGATAATATCCCTTGGCTTTTATATTATCAGAAGCTTTAACTAAAATATCTAACCTTTGTATAAATATCTGATAGTAATCTTCATCAGACATAGGTACAAAATGTTCTTGGTCTGCTGCATGAGATATCTCTGTATCAGGGTGTGCACCCATAACCCAAAGATTTCTCGGTACTGCATATTCATTAAGTAGCATTATTCTTTCTTCTACTTCTTCTGCTGTTATGTCTTCGTAGTCAGTGCCACAATAAATAACAACATCATAAGTATCATCAAAGTTTTCAATGTAAGTAATTATATCTTTCCAAAGACCACCCTTACCTAAAACACATTTAACTTTTTGTTTGTCCCATGAGTTTTTAGCAAAAGGACAAGCAGGTAAATCATTATGTTTATTGCAAGGTATCTCTAATACTTCTGCACTCCACTTCCTAATTTCTTCAGCAAGTAAGAGTTCATTTAGCATTACTTCTTTTTCTTTGCAGTTTTCTTTTTAGCAGTTTTCTTCTTAGGTGTTTTGCCACCAACATAAGCTTCATTAACATCAGGTGTAGATGGGTCATCAGCCACATAGTGACCATCCTCATTTCTAGCTCTGACACCATTCATTTCGTCACACTTACGTTGTGCGTCTTCTAAATCAGGGTCAGGACCAAAAATAGGTCTGTATATACCATCTTCATCTAAATGTAGAACTTTATACTGTGCAGGAAATTCACCTGTTTCAGAAACTACATAGTCTTTTTTATTTGCCATAATTACTCCTTAGTCAGAATAAACTTTTACCATTTCAAGAACTATAGAATAGGTATCACCTGAACTATGTCCTTTTGTAGTAAACAGAATGTCACCATTCTTTCCACTACCTGCATTATTTGGAATACCACCAAACTCGCCAAATTCCATGTGTCCATTACTGCTCTCTGCTAATTCCATTAATAAAACATTAGAACTAGCATTAAGAAATAATTGTACGGACATACCAACGATGGCATGACTAACTCGCAATACTCTAACTTCAGAACAAGCAGTGCCTGCTGAATTAGAAGATAAAGCAGATACATCTACTTTAGCTACTGCGGATTCGCCTGTGCCATCACTGACATTGGTAAACTTCATAATACAGTTTCTTTCACCATCTATGATGGTTTGTGTAGTTACTGCATCAGCCATAATTTACTCCTTATGCGATTTGTACGTATTCAATAATAAATGTGAAAGAACCTGCTGTTGTAGCATCTACTGTATTAGTAATGTTACAAAAGATAGTTCTTGCAGCAGATGTGTATTGAACAGAAGCTGGAGCAGTTGTACCGCTTTGAGTTTGTGCAACTAAAGTAGTAGTAGTTACATTATGCTCAACAACAGTTGTACCGCCATCAAGTATTTCATCAGTTACTGCTGCAACAATTTGTGCACCAGAACTTGAAGTTCCGACTTCATAACCTATGTCACCTGTTCCAATAACTGGAGAGGTGTCACAAAAGATTTTAATATCAGTAATAATTGTATTTGCAGGTTGAGTAAATTCACCTATAGCGGGAGAATCTCCTGCTGTGGTATTAACTGTTACTCCAGTTGCAAAACCTACGTGCTTCTGAAATTTATTGGTAACAATACCTGTAGATGCAATGTTTACAACATCAGTTATTGCTCCTGTACTAGAATTTTTAGAAATGACTTTAAAGCCATTCTCAGACCTTACTGGTCCATCAAAAGTTGTGTTAGCCATAATTTCCTCCTAAAGGAAAAGAATCTATCATCTTGGCAAATGTCTGCTAGGGCAGTTGATAGATAAATAAAAAAAATCCCTAGATACGAAAAAAAGGGGAGCAAAGCTCCCCTTCCTTATCTTAGCTTGAGCCTGGTGAACCAAAGATACCAAGCGGGTCAGATACTCCAAAGGAATATCTTTCTCTAGCTTTGTATCTAACATTACCAGTATCGAAGTCTCCATCCATGCTTGTAGTCATTGGACTTCTGACAAAGTGCTTCATTCCATCAGGAACATCTGTTGTTATGAAGTAGGCATTAGTGTCAGTTAAATAATGATTAACTGAATAGCCTTCTGGTATAACACCATTGTTTCTGATAGCGTTGATGTCATTGTCAGCAGTACCGATTCTGTACTCGCTTTCTAATAGACGGGTTGCAACAAATTGCAAATCAGTTGGAACGATTAGCTTTCTAGCTCTAGCTGCAATTTTAAGACCTCTTTCATCAGTCCATTTGCTGATTTGAATGATATTGTCTTCTAATGAAGTTTCATTCAAGTCTGCACCTGTAACTGGTCTGTTAGAGTTCTTACCGCCAGATACTAGAGGGTGACCATCTCCACCTGTTACTCCATCACCACTTGCTGTAAATAGGTTGACCCCATCTCCAGATTGGAATGAATTTGTAAAGCCGTTATTCAACGGAGCAGCAGACTTAACTTGTTTCGTATAAGCCATTGCTCTCGCTAAAGCTTTAGTGTATCTGCCTGAAAGACTAACATATAAATTATCTTCCATTGCTTCTTCTGTAACACTAAATCCTAAAGCGATTGTTTCGTGTGTATAACGAGCTACAAAAGACTCCTGTGCGGTATCAAAAGATATTGACGCACCTTCGTCTTTAACAGGAGCAGCAGCAAAACCTGACAACTTTAGTTCCTCTTCAAAACTTCTTTCAGAGTTTTCAGTTGTATAGATTTGCTCGTGCTCGTTCTCGTAGTTATTGTACTCTTCTCCAAACAGGGCATTAAGACCTGGAAGAAGCTGCTTGAGCTCATTTGCTCTTGATATAGCTGCCATATTATTCTCCTTATCCTATGCCTGTTGTGTTAAGTAACTGATGTCCAACATTGAACATCACCAAGACATCTGTAAAGCTGTCACCAATTTCACTATCTGGACCATCGACAAAGTCAATAATCTTTAAAGGTAGTGTGTTAGTGGTGGCTGCTGTACTTCCGTCAATAGCATTTCTGCTTGTGCCGATAGCCGTGCTGCCTGCCGTTTGCACAACTGCAACATTCTTACCAAGGTCATCTTGGTTTAAAGTTTCATCCGACTGCATTTGCATTACTATAAATGGGTCTGATGCGACATAAGCAACAATATCATCTGCTGCTGTTGAAGCAGGGTAATATTGGTTTGGGGTGAATTGACCTGTTGTAGGGTCTGTGTAAGCACATCCTAAAAACACTCCAATGGGAGTACAAGCCGTAGTACCAGTATCTTTTTGGATAGTAGTATTAGGGTTATCGTCTGCCCACTTTACAAAATCTCCATAAAATATGGATGTGCCAAAAGCATTTTTAATTTTGTAGTGAGTAATTTTAGCGTTGTACGCACAAGACACTAATGAACTTACAGGTCTAGCACCGAAAGGTGTAGCTGATGAAGCCATAATTTTCTCCTTGTGTTAAAACAATTACATATCCAAGATTAAGAATCTCTACCGAATGTTGTCTTTGATTTTCTTTCAAACACTTGTTTGGTCGCCATTCTAGAATCTTGGTCTTTAAAATACACATTATCCACAGAGTCCATCTGAGTCTGAGCCATGCTACGAAAATGTTCATCTCGTGCTGCTGCTCTATCAGAAGGCATCTTGCATAACAGTTGTCCGCCTATCTCTATATTTCCTTTTTCTGCCCATTCAGACTTATAGTCCATCATCTGGACATGCAACTCAGGATGGTCTTCTGCCATGCATGGAATCCATCCCTCTCGGAACTTCTTCGATACATTAGGATTATCAGAATTACCTAAGATACTTGTTCTTATCCATCTGAAGACCCAGCCTTCTTGACTATTAGGACTAGGTAGATTTAGGGGATTTTCCCAATCTTGATTGTGTTGGGTGACCTCTCGGTCTTCTGCTCCTCTCGGAGTACGCACTTGTTCAAAAGAGTCTTCAGTAGATTCTTCGTTTACTTCCGTTTTATTTTCTTCCATTTAGGACTCCTCCAATAATAATTGTTTTGCGTATTGTTCAGGGGTTACTCCAAGCTGCCGTGCTACCGCAAGCTGGTCCTTGCTCAATCGTACTTTGCGAGAACCTTTATTAGACCCGCTTGTTCTCGATGCGGGTGCAACCACATTCTGTGGCTGACGTTTTTCTTGTGTAGGTGACTCTACTGCTTCCGTTGTAGTGACACCAAAGAAACTGGGGTATTCGTTACGCATAGCTTTATCTACTTCGTTATAGTAAAGCGTAGAATCATTTTCAGGTAACACACCTTGATTGCGTAATCTTCTATCTATTGTCATAGCATAAGAAGTCATTTCTTGATGCTCTGGTACTGTACTCATAAACCAAGGATTTTTTGAAGACCATGCTTGCATATCAGGGTCTAACTGTTGTGGTTCTGGCTGTACAGGGTTATTTAACTGTTCTTGTTCTATTTGTTGAGCAAGTTGATTTTGTAAATTCTGTGAATATGATGCAGCAGATTGTTCTGCTAAAGATGCTTTGGTTAACTCTTCTTGAGCCTGTGCCATTTTATCGCCATCACCTTCGTCATAAGCTGCTTTAAATTTAGCTTGTGCGTTCAGCTTTGCCCATTGTGCATTGTTTGTTGCTTGTTGATTTAAGACTTCTCCGCCTTGTTCAACTATAGCCTGTAATCTTTGATTCTCTTGCATCAAGGATTTGAGCCTTGTTACCGCTTCTTGACTTTGACTTTCTATTTGTTGTCTTTGTCTTTTTTGTTCTTCTCTTTCGTAGATAAGTTGATCTATTCTTTTACCTGCTCTCTTAGAATAGTTTTTGATTTCCTCATCCAAAGTAGCTTCGTCTACTTCTTCAACTTCTTCTTCTTGTATTTCAGGTTCTTCAAACTCTTCAACTACCTCTACAGCAACATCATTCTCTGCTTCTTTCTGCACAGGTATTTCTGTTTTTACTCCGAAGAATTTTTCTTCTTCAGACTGAGGTACTAGGTTGCCTGTACTATCAGGTTGAAATTCAGTTTCTATTTTAGTTTCTACTGTTTGCTCACTCATGCTCTAACTACTCCTGTAGGGTCTTCAACTACTGCTTCCACAGTATCGTCATTAATTAAACGAAACTCTTGACCATACATCTTCATGCGTGTGCCTGAATAAGCACGAAAGACTACCCAATCTTTTTCCTTGCACCAAGCACCGCTAGGAAATCTTCTTTCATCTTGATAACAGTCAGGACCTAATTTAATTACCATGCCACATATATTACTGACTTCTTCATCCTTAATAGTTTGATTAGCCTTTAATATACCGCCCTCAGTTTTTTGTTCTGCTACAGGCATTGCTACCAATATTCTATAGCCAGAGGGATTAGGTAATTGTTGTTTATTAGAATCAACCTCTTCAGGTGTGAGTTCTTCTTTTTTAGATTCTGCTACTACTTTTTTCATATTGCACGACTTATAGGTGTCGAGTTCCTATTGACGAGTATGTTGTTCTATCCAGTCCAACATTTCTCGTTCTGCGAGAGCTAAACCCTCGATAATACCTGATATCTTTTTATACTCCTCAAAGTCTTTTACACTTCCAGTTGCCAAGAAATCAGTATGTTCATTCATCAATGTCCGAATCCTTTGTCTTAAATATTCAGATAGTGATTGCTCATTGATATCATTATTCATTCTTATTGACATCATCAACTATATTTTTGACCATGTCAATACCAGACTTGAAGTCATCTACTGATTGCTTATTGATATCAATTTCTTTTTCTAGCAAATCGCTTGCAATTCTTTGTCCTATCTTAACCCCTTCGATAGCTTGCTCACTTTCTATTTTTTCTCTTTCTAATTCTAATTGGTCTTCTTGTTTTTGAGCAGCCAATGTAAACCTAGCTTGGTCTCCCATAGTTTTACGTTGGACTTCAGCTTGTTTAATATCTAACTCTCTTTGTTTAGCTAGTATTAATGGGTCTTGCATTTGCTGATTTATTCTTTCTTGTTCTGCTTTCATCATTGCAGCTTGAGATACTCTAGTTGAGGCTTCAGCTACGAGCTCTGATATTCTCTTCTCTACATCTGCTGGTATAGGCTCTCCTAACGGAGGTAGCTCAATACCCATTTCTTTTTGCACTTCATCTCTATACTTCATAGTTAAATGGTCAAGTATATAAGCTGAACCTGCTGCTATGATGCTAGGTGCATTAGGAGATTGTCCAATAAGTTTTTGCATCTCAGGATTTTCTTGAGCAGATGCCACAGTCTGTATGTGAGCGTCATGGTCTTGGAACTCAAAAGCTTTGACTGGTTTATTGTTTATTAAGTTCTGTACTGCGGACACAGGGTCTACAGGAGGTATATCACTTTCGTCAGGAACAATATCGTCTACATCTTGTATGCCTAATACATCAAGCATTTGCCTGTGTAATTCTTTTAGGTCATACATCTCAGGTGCAGATTGAGATAACTGAAACGCTGCTTGATACTGCATAATCCTTTGAGCCATAGTAGCAGCATTAGGGTCTGATACTGGCATGACATCTATTCTCTTATCAAAATCAGTAACCTTGATATCTTCTTCTTCGTCTGTTTCGTATGGATAAGATGGCTCTCCAAAATCTTTTATAACATTAACCAAGATATCAAACTCTTTACGCATAGAAGCATGAAGTCTTGCTTGTACCGCAGTCATAACCTTCATGTTCCTTTCTAATAAAGCTAGGGTAGTTCCGACAGGTGCTTGTGAGTTCATGTCTGAAACCTTCATGTCAGATATGCTTGCAAACCTTCTGCCTTCTTCAACTATGTTCTGTAATAAAGAATATAAAGTTCCTGATGGTTCTTTGTAGGGTAAGAAGGTTATATTGTCCTTGATAGCACCACCAGCTATATCTACATCTCTAAATTCTCCAGGCATGATAGGTGTATCGTCACCTTTGATTCTAAGACCTCTAGCCTTTAAACCACCTGGTAGGTTAGATAATGTACCAGCATCAACTAACTGTCTAAGTAAGCTGGTAGCTGATTTAGCTAAACCGCCAATCATGTGTATCAAACCAAACCCATAAAAGCCTATACCTGGTAGGTATTGATAATGTACAAAGTGTGAACGTCTTTTTCTTTGTGGGTCATCTTCGTAATAGTTTCTACGAATACTTAAAACTACACCTGATGGATAATCTACAGTAACAACATAAGGTAATGCTATACCTGTTTGCTCACCATTTGATTCATCCTCAAAACCTTTAAGGTCTAAGTTAACCTGCATTTCTAATACAGTATGCCTTTGGTCATAGGAGTTGCTTTGCATTTCTCCTGTTAACTCATCATACTTTTCTTGTACGTCTGAATAAGTTTGGCTTCCGCTTGTTACCTCTACATCACGATAGAATCCATTGACCTGCATCTTACGAATATCATTTGATGACATACGCAT